CTATACGATACAGCATCCGATCTAAATCGAAGCGATGGGGATACTTCACCAAATTGGAACGACGTTTGTTTTCCTGATGCCATAGCTATTTATGCCTAGCTCGAATAAACGGACTAAGCGAATCCTCCATCTGTGGTTGTCTGCCTAGATCGTCTGCAATTCCCATCGATATATCAATTCTAGCATCTGCGTTTATCGTGTCTCTAACCTTTCCAAAGTTATTGGTAATTAATGAAGGTGCAATGTCCATCGATAGCTGTGCCGCCAATGCTCTTCCGAAGTGGTTAGGCATGGAGATATTATCTGGAATTTTTACTGTATATTTTGCATGTGCATCTGGAGTATTGCTGTAGATCAATTGACCGCTAGAGGAATAGACTTGATGCCATTTCTCTTTCTCGTCATTGTACTGATTTCTATTAGCGAAGAAACCTTCTCTTGCAATCTCTCTAATTACTAAAGCATCTGAAGGTACTACATACGAATACTTATACATCGGAGTAGGATCTTCTTGCTGAAGTACTAAAGGAAGATACTTTGTTGCAAAATTCCAATCGTGCATCTCTAGCAGACTATCAAGCGCCATCCGAAAATGACGCCTAATTATTTTAGCTTGTTGTGAATTTTCTGTTTCAAGATCAACGACTGATAGGGATACGCCTAGACGTCCAAGAGCAAGATTAGCAATATCCGTTTTATAAAGCATATCTGCCCCTTACGATTAAACGAGATCGTCGACCTCTTGTTGCTTTTCAGCTTTTTTAGAAGCTTTCTTTGCAGGCTTGTACTCTTCTGGAGTTTTAACCCATAATGGAAATCTACCATTGTTTAGCTTGCCTTCAAAGAGAAACTTCTCACCCTCGCGGATGACTCGTCCTTTGTAGTAGCCTGTTGCAATAGCTGTGACTTGAATTGATACTGATTCTTCTTTCGACATTGGAACTCCCTCATACAAAAAAGCCACGCTACGAGAGCGTGGCCGTTAGTCTTTATACTATTTTAATTACCCTTTGTAAGACTCGTCAACTGCTCCGACGATTCCTGCAGTAACTTTACCTGCAGAAGCCGGGCCGCCAACAACTTCAAAGAATACGCGGATAAAACGCTCTTTGATTTCGCCAGGAACTTTATCGATAGCTGAGATAAAGCCTGCTTTAAGATCAGAAAGAGGAACGTCTTGGCAAATCAAATCTTTTGGAGATGAAAAGCTAGAGTTATCGTCAGACTGAACTTTAAGCTTAAGAGATGTTAAACCTGAGAAATCCTCAACAACTTGGATAAGAAGTGGGATATGAGCAGATTTAGGGAAGCTTCTTTTAAGCTGAGCCTTAGCGCCTGTGCCTGAGTTATAAGTAATGAATCCCGGTTCCCCGAGGTCATATACATTTTGAGATGCTGCAGAAGCAGTGATGGACTGAGCATCTGAGAGAAGTGATAGTTGATCGAGAATCATATTTACCTCTTTACTTTGTTATATTAAACAACCCTGTCTTCGCTGTTAAGAATCGCATCACACTCACGGATAGGAATGCCTCTGAACATAAGAACTTCTTTAGCATTCGGGCCGTACTTGTCGAAAGTAAGGAAAAGGTTATTTCCTTGCTCAAGACGAGCTTGGTAATCCAAGAATTTAACAAGAGTAGTGTTCATGTAGAAACATGTCTTACCCATGCTAGTTCTTCTGCCTTTATGAGCGTAGTACATTTCTGTCATAATATTAACAACGTTTGCACCTGTAGAAGCATTGATCTGAAGATCAGATACGTCGATGTTACAAGCACGAGCTAGGTATTGCCAGTTACGAACAGTTAAACCAAAGTGCATAGAGAACTCTTCGCGGTAAACCATATAGCGGTCGCCGTTAGAATCTGTAGCAGGAATGATACCGCGATCTTTACGCTCAACACCTGCTTTATGACCTTTAGGGTAGATCAAGTGACAAGAACGCTTGTCCCAAGTAATCAACCAAATTGAAGTGTTATCATTTCCTGTACCGCCACCATCGATAATTTGAGAACCGTTTTCAGCGCTCAAAGAATTGAAACGTGGAGAAAGCCCCATAGGCTTAGAAGGATCAACTGAAGAATCGTGGTAGAAAATAGCTGTTGCCATTTCTTGTGCCATTGCTTCAAGGTGATCTGCAGCCATCTCCATACGAACAGAAGCTTTCTCTTCTGCTTTTTCGAAGATGTCAACATAACGAGTATCAACTTCAGCAGCAGAGTTTACGAAGCCAGTAGTATCTTTTACTGTCTGCATATTCCCTTTACCTGCAGGGATACCTTTATAAAGACGACCCCAAGTAACTTCAGGAAGACCTGTTTTTACTGTAGTTTCGTGAGATAAACCGCGGTTACACTCGAAGGCAGGAGCATCTTCAAGAATTGGGTTTTGTGCTGCAAGAAGATTAACAACATCTGCAACGTCTTTGTTCTCTGGCATAACTGCCAAATCAAGTAGTGTAGGATACTGTGCATTTAGTAGAGCCATATTATTTTTCCTTTTAAAAGCATCTAATTGCCTTCGACTATTCTAGCATGATGCGAGATTAATTTAGAGTCAACAAATTTTTAGCACTATTTAAAAAATTCTGGATACCAACTCTGCAATGTCTCACTGTTTTTTGCTGCAGGCGCTGAAGAAACTCCCTTGCCCGGCAAACTATCTGGAGCTATTGCGTCACCGATTCTCTTTAAAAATTTAGCTATTACGAGATTGTTTCCAACTTCCGGGGTGTTTAGTAGATTAATTAACTCAGGATCTCCAAACTCTTTTACTGCTCGGCTGATTGATGCAAAAGATTGCTCTTTCTTGTCGCCAATAAAATCCGGATCGTTTTCAATTTCTTTTCTCGCTTTCTCAATTCTATCTGAGTATTCTTTCTCTTTTTGTGCCACTGCCTTTTTAAAAGCAGAGTCTTTTAGATGTAGAAGTTTCTCTGCATCTTCTTTAGTAAGGTTTAATCTTGATGCTTCAGCAGCGATCTCATTAAGATCTTCTTCTGTAAGATTAGATCCTTCGAATAGGTTAAGTTCGTATTCTTCAAACTCGTCAGCAACAACATCAGTCGAAGGCTTTGCTTCTTCCTTTTTTGGTTCTGCACTTGCAGGTTGTGCAGATTGTGAAAGTGCTGTCGGCTCACTAGGCTTGGCTTCAGAAGATACCTTCGGATCCGCCTGAGATGGAGTCGATGCCCCCGATGATGTTGTCGATGGTGCTGACGTGCTTGGTGTTACTGTCTCTGTTGTTTCGCTCATAATCTATTTTCTCCTCAATGGCCCTGTCTTTTGCTTCCCTCATCATATCAAAGATACGATCCTCAGAAGAATCCGATATTAATCCGAGAAGGTAAAGTCCTACCTGTCTTCTTCCTATTTGTTTAAGCATGTCGTTTCCGGAGCCTTCGATGTCTCGATAGACTCCGCAATAAGATAGTAGGCGCCACATTAGTCGACGCCCCTGTTCGGTAGATGTCACCCATTCGATGTCATCTCGATCGCGCTTGATAAGCTCTTTAGAATCCATTTACCCTCTTAAACCTTCGATGCTGTCAACATTGTATCAAGCATCGAGCCCTCTCCAACTTTGGCTTGAGATAAATCTTTTGCCATCGTTGCGTTTTGCATTTGCTGTTGCGCCATTAACTGTTGCTGTTGTTGTGCTGCAATTCCTTGGCGAACGCTATTAAATTCATCTTCATCTAAAATTAACGTCGGGTCAATAGCTACATACTCTGCATACTTTCTTATTGCTGCTTCTGCATTGAGTAATTTTAAAAGTGCCGGATCCTGTTGCACTTGTGACATGCTTGCAGTATAGTTCGCAAACCTTTCCAAAGAATTCATCATTGACACCTTGGCGGCTTGAGCAAGGATGGAGATGTACTCGGGTCTTAATTGCTCACCTTCTAGTTCAGGTGGTCTTTTTGGCATTCTTCCTGCATCTTCTAAAATGATCTGAGCATTATAAATTATCTTAGATGATAGATCCTGATCCCATTGCCCTAGTACAGGAGCTAATGTCGCCATTCTTTCTGATGCTTTTTCTGTAATTTCTGCCGCAGTGATATGCGATTTTGATTCCTGTCCTGACATCATTAAGAATAGATCTTCATAGAATGCGGATCTAATTGCATTGGTATATTCCATCTGATCTGCAACAAGTTCAGATATTTTTGGATCCATTGTGAACGCAGGTTTAAATCCAGCGGCTGCACCTTGATCGTCGACGTAAGTGATTCCACCTGCAAGGATACTTGCTTGATGGCGTCTTAAGCTTGCGTGTCCTACCATAGGCGGCTTAACTAATTTAGCAATTGCTTCTAGTCTGAATTTTTCCATCTCTTGTAATGTCATAATATCTGACAATGCAATCTCTCCTGGCCCATCCACACCATAGTTTTCTTCAGGTGCAACTTCCCATCGTGGAGTAATGACAGGAAAATAGTCGTATCCACTTGTCTTAATAAACTCTTTATCCCCTAAAGCTTTCTCATTTCTAAAACCTGACGACGACTGTGGAGGTAAGTTACCACCAACAGATTGAACGTAGGTATAGGATTGATACTTCTTATCAAGAGGATCTAAAGATTTCTTGTTAGGATTGTATGTCGGATTAGGTAGGATGACCGTTGTTAGTACAACAGTTTCTAAGTACTTTGCATTTTCCCAATTGGTTCTTACCCATGTAGGGATATTTGACCATTCGATCTGCCCTGATGGATTTAGCTTTGCATACTGCTCTACTACCTGGCGAGTCGTTAAAGAGAAATCTCTATAGAACATGTTCGTATTACCCTCTGCGTCACAGGCAAACCCGTAAGTTCCAATGGCAAAAGGATAGAAGTAGAATCCATATCTAGGATGCGGAAGCATGGCAAATGCAGAATTTGAAAAGATACCTACATCTTTGTACGCTAAAGGCAGGATTCTGTAGAGGTTTGATACTTGAAAGTGTGAGTTTAATATTGCCTCTGATTCAGCAAAGTATCTTTTGGCTGCAGCAGAATTTGCTTTCTTTGTATTGTTTACTGTTAGGTTAAACCATGGACGAGATCTCGGCGTTGCTCCGTTC